CCTTGTAATTTGATACTATCCTTTTTACGTTTATCTTCCATGGCGGTTTCATATTCATCCTCAATTTCTTCATAGGAAGAATCAAGTGTAAAATGCGAGGATGATTTATATAAGCCTTTGGAGTTCCAATCTTCTAATTTTTTAATCATCATGCGTTTTTTTCTACGGCGTTCTCGTTCGGAAAGATTGGTTGGTGCTGCATAGCTTTTATCTGTAGGAATTTCGTTTACTTTTGAAAAACCATCCCATGTTTTGGTATTCCCCATACTTTCAGCAGTAGATTGACCGAGTTTGGAATCAGTAAATTCGTTTTCTAAATGAATCGTTTTTCCTCCATCAAAAGAGGGTTGAGATGCGGAACCACCAAAACCAAATAAATCAGAGGCAAACCCACTTAATGTTTTACTTTCACTACCAGAAGAACTAGTACTGACATGACTATTCGATGGACCGGAACCTACACCGGATAGGTTGTTTAATTCTTGTTCTAAATTGTCTAAATCCCCGACTTCAAATTTAATATTATTTGATCCGGTTTTTACTCTATCATTCATTAATAATTCAATTCCAGGACCAAAATTAACAGCTTTTGATGATGGAGTATCTAAATCAATAGAAATAGGTTCTAAATCATTTAATCCGATATCAATGACTTCCATTGTTTATGATAAATATACAAATTTTATTTTTAAGTCCTCCGCATTGTAAATATATTCCTTTCCGGGGAACCTACGGTTCCCCCGGACGCCCCCTCCCTTTTATTTTCATAAAAGTTTGGAAGTTTTTTGTATATACCAAATTCCCTGTAAAAAACAATCTGCTAAATCGTCCTTCTTTTTTGTTTCTAAAACATATTTCCATTTTTTGAAATCTTCATTTGTATCTAATATTTGAGAACATTTGGTAACCCCATCTATTTTGTGTTTCTTATAAACACTATTTTGTGTAACAAATTCAGAATCAATATTTTCTAAAGGTTCTCCCTCTCTATTTTCCCTAAATGTGTTCTCAATATTTATTGTATTTTCATTTTTAACATCTACATTTTTCATTGATAGTTTATTCGCGGATGAAATAAATTCTATATGAATATCACTATTATTCATTATAAAATACTGTGCCAACATTCCCTGTATGGTTTTCATACGATTCGCTATCGGAGATATTTGGTTCTCAATAATCACATGGGTAATCTCATGAATACCCGATATTTCATTCAATAATAGTTTCATTTTCTTACCAATCGTGATTAAATCCGTATCATTTGCCGATTTTTTCTTTTTATAGACGATTGGTACAAAACACTTTTTCTCATAATATTCATGTATTTTACCTAATAAAACAGGTCGGGTAAAATGGTCGTGTTCTCCCATGAATTGTAAATCTTTACAAATGGTATTTAATTCGGGAACTTTCATTTTATTAAAATGAGAAGGACTGGTTTGTTTGGTAGGAATTAAATATTCAGTAGACGTTTTAGCATGTTTATCACAAAAATATGTGGAGCCTTTTGAGAACTTTGCCACCTTACCACATAATTTAGCGGGTGTTTTTTTATTTTTTGGTTTTAAGTAACAATTACAAATATTTTGGGGGGCGTCTTTTTCCAATAAATTTAATACATTCCAATCTAAAATAGAAGGTGGAGAACCTGGTGTTATTTGAAAAATACAATAAGCCATATTTTTAATGCCCACATCAAAACTAATTAATTTCATCTATTATATGTAAATTAAAATGAAATAAAATATTTTATTTGTCCGCATATATTATATATATGAAAAATTTAGCAAATATATCATTTTTAGTATTATTTATAATATATATTATATTCTATAATACCGTAAATGAGATTATGCCAATGATTTTGAGAAATGTTTTTGATGTTTCTTTTATTATTTATGCTACAACCATAAATAAATATTATGGATTACTATGTTGTGTATTAGTTCTCTTTGTAAAACATGATAAATTGATTGAAGGAGCAGCTGTTGGAACTAATGTAAGAAACCTAAGTGGCGATGTAATCAATATAACAGATTTGATAAAAAAACATATTGAAAATATAAAACAGGGACCCGCTGGACCACAAGGTGAAAAGGGATCCGCTGGACCAAAAGGAGAACAGGGCAACACTGGACCACAAGGAGAAAAGGGACCGCAAGGAGAACAAGGACCACAAGGCCCAGTTGGTGTAAGTTCAAAAGAAGGGTTTTCTGAATATAGATAAATATTTTACAAAAATCAATAAAATATTTATTTCATTTTTTTCCAAATTTCTTCCTGGGTAATAGCAGGAGAAATTTTACGAGCATTTAATTGTTCGCGGGATAAATATATTTCTTTTAAATCACTATTGGCATATCCAAATGGTTTGGCGTTGTCAACGACTGAACTAAATAAATATGGAGTAGAATTTGTCAAATTTTGTTCCATTCCGAACAAAGGAGTTTCATTGTGTTTTTTGAAATATCCAGCATCGGTACATGCTTCGCGAAAGTTCCATTCCATGATTTGTTTAGAATTTTCGGTTAAATATTTTCTGTATTGCCAATTACTTTGAATACCATTTTTAGTGATAAGTTCATTATTAATAACACTTTCAGGTTGGTATGAAGCAGTTACGGAGCGACCATCATTCATTAATGGCGGAAATTCAGGGTATTTATTATTTGTATTATATCCTAAAGAAGATTTTGGGATAGTTTCTTTAATGATAGGATAAGCACAATCAATAGTTTCAAATTGTGTAGAGAACATTATTATATATAATATAGAATATATTATATAAAAATTTATGGATTTTCAATTAATAATTGAATCAATTGAATTTTTTTCATTTTACTGGCGTCACTCACTAAACCTTTTGTAACCACTATTGTTTTTAATTCATTTAGATTCATTCGTGCATAATAATCCTTAGTAGCTTTAAAACTAGAAGCATGAATAGGTGTCGCATTCATTGTATTTTCGGTATTTTCTAAATTATCGCCTTCTAATTTTGTCACTACAATGGATGTATCATTTTCAAAATTATCTTGTAATGGTTGTTCTTCTGTATCATTTTCATTTTCTATATCATTATCCGTACATATATCATTTACTTCAATGTTATCGCCCAATTCAATATTAATAACCTTTATTTTATTATCAATGTCTTCTTTGTTAACAACCACGACCTCGTCATCACTCTCTGCATCATCACTATTGTCGTCATCCGACTCCTCATCATCACTATCACTATCGTCGTCACTATCACTTTCATTATCACTATCTTTGATATTCGCATAACTATCATCATCTGAAACAACTATTTTATTTTCAATTTGTTGTTTTGAATGAAATGGTTGTTGTTGAATGATAATTGCATCGTCATCATTATAATCGCGTGCCGGCTGACAATGGTATTGTGCTGAATTTACTAAATAACCACTCTTTATAAAATTCAACTCTTTTACAATATTATTTATAATTTCAAACATTGTATCATTTTTATGTTCTAAACTTGTGATTTGTTGTTTAAAATGGAATACAAGTAATAATATTAAGACGAAAGTAATTCCTAAACTTATAAAGAAGAAAGTATCTATGTAATTGAATAAACCCATTTTTTAATATAAGAATATATATTTAACAAATTAACTGAACGAATACATAACTATAATGAAAAAATAATATACCATATTATATAATAGAATATGGATAATCAACCAACGATAAATAATATAGCTTATACAGAACAACCAACCTCCATTACCAGTATATTTAGTAATAAAAACTATATCATCATATTTTTATTGATTTTATTGACTTTAACATTTTTAGGAATAAATATTTTAAATATTTTCGGTAATTTCTTTCAAACCCTTGTCAATATTTTTGGACCTTTAATTACCCAAATTTTGTCAGTCTTTGGATACACCGCAGGTACTCTTATAGATAAATCCGCGGATATTGTAACGGATACAGCAAAAACCGGTATAGATATTGCCGGAGGTACTGTTTCCTCGATTGGTGATATATTAAAAGATGCCAGTAGACCTAATGTAGACGAAAAGGCAAAACAACAATTAGACCAAAGTATAAATGCATCGAATCCACCTAAAAAAGAACCTGCGCCTGATTCATCCACTAATCCTATACAAAAACCAATTACATCTGGAAAAGCTGGTTGGTGTTTAGTTGGCGAATATGAAGGTCGTAGAGGATGTATACAAGTAAGCGAAAGCGATAAATGTTTATCCGGACAAGTATTCCCCGATCAAGCAATGTGTTTGAATCCTAATTTATCACAAAATAAAAACCCATAAAATATAAAATGAAAAATAAATATAAAATGTATCGTGCATAGTATATTATTATGAACGATTCACAAAAAATGGAGAAATTGGAAGAGATAAAGTATTATTTTTTTAACGATCAACAGTATAGTATTGGAAGACATAATTTACATGGAATAGAATGGTTACGTAATTTTCTATTAGACACAAATTTCAATCGTAATTTAGTAAGACCGGATACATTATTCATCTATTTTGAAATTATAAATAATTTGAAAAATGTTACTATGAAATATTATCAAATTAGAGATAATATTCACCTGAATATAGATACCGAATTATTATTTAATCCTGAAAATTTTTTTAATGAAATCGTTTTCAATAGATACAAAGAAAATTTTTGGTTTACCAAATATAAAGAAGGTGTTGAATTATTGGATGCTTTTGAATATATCTTATATGTGCTTATAAACTATTTAGATAATTTAGAATTTGATATCAACCATACTGAGGTTCGCCAAGAATATAGTAACCCAACAGACTATGAAGAAATGGAAGAAGTTAACGAGAAACCATTATTGGAAACATTAGAAACTGATGTATTAATAATGCAATGTGATTGAGATTTCGTGGTTGAAGTCGTATTAAATTTTATCCCAGATTGCAAAGCAGAAAAATAACTGGAATATAATGCAGACTCACTGGTGTTATCTGTTATAAAATTATTAAATTTAATAGTGTATATATAACCCGGTTGAGTGTATAAAAATAATCTATTTACTTTTAATACACCAATATAAATTTCACCTGAAAAGTCGTTTGTAGTTGAATTTAATGATAAATTAAATGTTACATTATCGTGTCCATTAAATGATATGTCATATTCGTTATTTAATATGACACTTGCCGCACTATAATAAACAGCTATGGTAGGAACATTTATTGTTATAGAAAACTGGAAATCATATGACGACGATATATTTTTTATAATATTTTTAGCTGAAAAATACAAAGATAATGGTATTTCAAAATTAAAATAAGCGCCAATATCATTCGTATTAATAATATTTAATGAAAAAATTGTTGTTGTGGTATTATTACTGGCTAATATATCCGTATCAATTCTATAATCAATAAATTTAGTATTACTTGGAGGAATAATACCATAATTAGCAGTATCAATTGAGCTTTTATAATTATATAGTGGAACATTTAAATCGCGTATTAAATTAATAACTGGACCTGGTACACCGGAGGACGATGTAGGAGTAGGTACCATATCATCGTTACAAATAATAATGGGTTGTGATGAAATATCATACCAAATATTTCCATTCGCATCCATATTTTTAGTATATGTATCGGGGTAGTTTACATAAATATCTGTATATATTGCAGTTGCTCCATATTTGACTGAATTTAACCCCTCATATTCAACTTGTGTTAATTTTATACTTTTAGAATTATATTGTTGTCCTACACCTTTTACTAATTGAGACCATTTATTTGCTTTGGTAAAATTATTCGTTTTCGTGTTTGATTTACTGGCGGTATATGATAAAACTTCGGCTTTTCTGCGCATATCAAATTGGGTTTTGGTAAATTGTGGGAATTTTTCATAAGGAGATATTGGGGTATACCGAATAGGAGGAATATTAAACAACATTTGCTGCTTTCGTTGATCGCATATTTTTTCTAATTCAGTTTTGTTGGTTGACATTGAATAATATACATAATGAATGTATATTATTTTACGAAATTATATTTTGGAGGCATACCATAAATTTGATAAATAAGAATAAGTACCTTTTGAAACAGTAGATATATCTAATTTGGAAGTAGTTGTATTTGGACCACTTGATACGACTGAATTAATTTCAAAAATACTTAACGCCCTTGCAAAATATCTTAAATCTGCCAATTTACCGGTAAATCCGCCGTTTTGACACGCATACACATTATTATAATTTTGCTTTGGAACATTTTGTAAAACTAAACGACCTGAAATTGTACCGTTAATATAAACATCTAATATAGTATTTTTCAATCGAATAATAACATTCACCCATTTTTTAATAGGTATATTATCAATTTCGATAACTTCATTCACCTCGCTATTCGAAACAGTATTCATAATAACATGTAATTTGTTATCGGCTGGCGACAAATATAATCCAGGAGCATTATTTACCGATGCAATATTGGTATTTGAACTATACACATTATCACCTTTATTAAAAATATGTTGATACTTTGTTTGACTACTACCTAAATCATCTAAATAAATCCAGGTAGACCAAGTAAATTCCATACCAGTCGATTGATTATTTGATTTCATTATAGGAACTGAACTACTATTATTAGGATCTTGTGAAATAGTTACTGGTTGACTACCTTGAATCATGCCTTTTATTACATAAGGATCATCAGATGGCATAATAAAATAGAGTAATAATGATATTCCTAAATTTAATATAAATATAAAAATAATCAACACTAATACTAGAAAAGCGAATTTGGCTATGATTGAGTTTGATGATGAAAACTGTGGGTTAGCGCCAGGTTCACTGGCAAACCCAGATAACATACCATTAAAATTTTGTTTCATATTGCCAAAAAATCCAGAAACATTGGCGGATGTATTTGATATATTATTCTGTATATTCATTCCTTGATTTTGTGGTTGTTCTAAATTCATGTATTTATATTATATTATACATACATAAAGTTATTTGATATAAATGTCTAAAATAATTTAGTATCTGCAAAAATTTCACCATTTTTCAATACTTTTAAGTTAGCATTATATGAGTTCATACTGAATATACCTCCACCACTTACTGAATTAAACCCGGTAATATAATTGCTCATTACTTCTTCAGGTGACATTGGATGAGTTACTCTAATTAAATTCGCAACTCTTGCGTCCCATATATTTGTGCCACCTAATAATAATGGACTGGTAGTCGCATCAGATGGTACTTTTGGCATATTTGTTAGTTTTTGTGAAATGACTAATTTACCATTCAAATAAAAATCGACGATTTGACTATCGGAACTAAAAATGATATATACCCATTTTTGTAGAGGGAAATTGTTTGTAACAGTGATTTTTTGTACGGTAGAATCAGTCAATGTTATATCACAGTACAAAGTAGGAGTAGTTTTATCTAAATATAGAGTAAAATTATTACTGCGACTTATTATATTTTTATCTATGGAGTTATCCCATGTATTCACATACAACCAAACACCATAAGAATAATTCAAAGTACTTGGATCTTTTAAGGATCCAATCGCTGGGTTTGTTTCATTCAAACTGGCAGAGGTTTTTATCGTTTTTGCAGAATTCATCCAAACGTATATGTAATACAATAAAAACACTATAATTATTCCTAAAATAATAACAACGTAATTCATTTTATAATATACTATAGTATGTTATAATATTTTTTTATTTTTTTACACCTTTGAAGAATTAAAATTCACTTACTGGAGGATTTTTATTCATTAATAACTTATAATTGTTATTGATTTCAAATTTGGAAAGGGTTTTATTAAAGAAAGATATATTACATATTGCTCCGTCTAAACCATTACTACTACCAATAATAATTTCATTGAGTGTATCATAATTATTTGGTTCTGTGATAGTAAAGGTTCTCTTTAGTTCACCATTTATGAATATATCTAAAGTATTCGATGAATAATTTAATAAAATATTCGTCCATTTTTGTGGTTCATTTGCTATTGTAAACTTATCATCTTTGTAATAAAATACTAATTTATTTCTATTATTTACATCATCGGGTTTGTTATAATAAGTAATTCGAGGGGTATTATCCGCGAATGTAAATACATTACTTTCACCAGTATATGCACTATAATTATTAGGTTGTGGATCAATATATGTCCACATAGAAATCGCAAAATCTTCGCGATATGTTTTTTTTGACTCTGTATCATTTTGTTTTTTATTATCTTTTATCATAAGTTCACTCGCCGATATTCTATATTCATTTGTTAAGAACCGACTATCGGATAATATAGGCTTACCATTTGTTCCACTTAATACTTTATTTGCCAATTTTGGAAAATATAAATAGAATATGATAAATACTAATTCTGTTATAAAAAGAATATATGTTGTATTCGTAGTTATTTTAAATTGCTGTTTCATATATTCCGTAAAATCGATGAATAGACAAGGTATGTAGAAGAGTAATCTAATAAATATTCCAGTCCACCCGGTATATGATCTTAAATGTGTACTAATTATAGTAAATAAAATCGATAGTGATAATAAAATAATAATACCTAGTGTGATGGCTAATACATAAGTCGCCATTACAATATTTTGCATGGTTACTTTTGAATATAGATAACTACAACCAACTATAATCAACATAATAAATATGCCCGAAAACAACATAGATTTAAATTGTATTGGAGTAGAAGACCCATTATCATTTGCTTTTGAGAATAGATAAAATAATATAAATGGTATGATAATAACAAAAAATAAATATAAATAATTTGTAATAGAGAATTTTTGTATATTGTTATTAAATTTAAAAAACATGAATGTAACAACCGATATTATTATGAAAAATGCTATATTCAACATAAAATTAGGAATGGGTAAATTCATCTTTATATCTTATTATAATAAGATATAGACATATAAAATTTTATTTCTTACACCTTTGAAATTACCTAAAGGTTTTCCATAGTTGTTTTTTCACCATGACATTCACGACACAATGCGACTAAATTACTAACTTCATTTGATCCACCATATTCTAATCTTACTTTGTGGTCTACTTCAAACCAGGCGGTTAATTGCTTTCCACATCCGCCACATTTCCAATTTTGACTGGATGCTACGTATTTTTTCTTTGTTTCGCTTACCGAACGTTTGGTTGGCTGTTTTCCAGAAGTTAAAATACGCTTTTCTGATTGTTGTTGTCTCATGGGTACCACTGGATAATTATATCCGCCTTCTTGCTGACTATAACTTCCCCAATATTGATCGGCTAAAATATTTTGTTTGGTGGTGAAATCCAATATAGGTGATATGATACTGGAGGCGTTTTTATCTACTGGTAAATATTTTAAATAATCATTTGATGCGGATAACATTTCTCGGGCTTGGGCGGGTCTTCTACGAATTACCCAATATATCATTAATGCGCCAATGGCAACACCTGCCATTTGATAATATTTTTTCCATGATAATGCGATTTTCAGATATTTACCATCCGTATAAATATTCGCCATAATGAATCCGGCAATTAAAAACAATATTATTTCAAATCTCATACTTTATATATCCTTAGATTTTTCTTTTTGGCGGATTTATCTAACTATCATAACATACATATATTAGAAACACGAGTAATAATATAATGAAAATATGTATTATGTGTTTTCGAATATTTATTTGTTCGGATAAATAAATCGGTTTGGGTTTATATTCCGCATAATATTTATCTAAACCGGTTTGTAAACTCAGTTCTTCCTTTCCCAATAGATAATTAAATTTGTTATGTATAAAATGGACCCAACGAACAAACGAATCACGGTTATCTAAATAAGGTTTTACTGGGTATTTATCTAACATTTGGCTAAATTTATTTCCCATTTCAGGTAAAGGTATAAATAGCGGCATATTTTGTATTAAATCATAATATTTGCGTTTGGTTACATCATTGGGATGTTCGGGATAAGAATGTGCTACCGTATGTAAAAAAAACCAATAATGCGGACCCCATACATTTGAATCAAATAGCATTCTTTTTATAAATATATAAAGATATGTGATTATAATAGATTAATACAACCGAATAATAAAAATGACTGATAATTATTGTAATAATTGTGGAAAACAGGGGCATTTGTATCATCAATGTAAAATGCCTATTACAAGTATCGGAATCATTGTATTTCGGTATAATGTTACGAATATAGAATATTTGATGATTCGGCGTAAGGATACATTAGGATATTTAGATTTCATGAGAGGTAAATATTCAGTTTATAATAAAGAATATATCATGAATATGATTAAACAAATGACATCCGAAGAAAAGGAACGACTGTGCACGTTGGATTTTGACCGATTATGGAAAGATATTTGGAAAAGTGAAATCATATCAAACCAATATAAAGTCGAAGAAATCGTATCACGTGATAAATTCAACTCTCTAAAAAAAGGAATATATAATAAAGATACGGTTTATACATTGGAAAGACTGGTAAATGAAAGTAATGATTATGATATATGGGAAGAACCAGAATGGGGATTTCCAAAAGGTCGTAGAAATTATTTGGAAAAAGATTATGAATGTGCTGTACGTGAATTTAGCGAGGAAACTGGCATTCATCAAAAAAAATTAAAAAATATACAAAATATATTACCCTTTGAAGAAATATTTACCGGTTCTAATTATAAATCGTATAAACATAAATATTTTGTAGCCTATATGCCATACGATGATAGTATATTGTTAGATAAATATGAACTATCCGAAGTTAGTAAAATGGAATGGATGTCCTATGAAAAATGTTTGGAAATGATTAGACCTTATAATTTAGAAAAAAAACGATTAATTGGCAATGTGAATAATTGTTTAACAAAATATAGATTATTTTTTTCATAAGAAACAAAATAAAAATATATAAGTATATTTTAAATACATATATATTTATTTATAACATGTCAACCAAAAAAAATTATTGTCCGGATGGAATGCGCCGTAATCCTAAAACTGGTGAATGTGAATCAAAAAAAGCGAAAAAAACCAGAAGGAAAAAAGACAATGTCAATCCAGAAAATATCATTCAACAAATTACAAATAATCCTATTGTGAATAGTATATCGTCAGGAATGAATCGTATTTCATCAAATGTGAATAATATAGTATCAAATGTTGTATCTAATATAGGAGATTTTCACCCGGTAAATGTGAATGCGAATTCACCCGATCCACTATATAATGCTATAGTAAATCCTGCAATTGCTACATTCAAAACAAATAGACAAGTCATTATTAATGATAATTCGGACTTATTAGAAATGACCGGACAGGAATTACGTGATACACTTTCTATTCTTACGAATGAGCCTACTGGAAAAAAGAGTAGTGGTAAATTTAATACATCAGCAAAATTAATAGAAGAGATTATTAGATTAAGAGGATTACTACAAGTACAAGGGGAACCACAACAACCAACACCTGTGCCACCAACAACAGTTCAAGAACAACCAATCATACAAGAACCAACGCCAGTACCCCCAACACCAGTTCAAGAACAACCTATCGTACAAGAACCAACATTAGAAGAACCTGTACCAGTAATAGAAGATCAACCATTCGTAGAAGAACCAACAATAGAAGTAGAAGACAACCAATTCATAGAAGAACCAACAACAGACGTATTATCAGAAAGGGAGGGTGTGTCCGAGGAAGAAAAGGAAGGGGTCGCAGGGGAAACCTTGGTTTCCCTGCTACCAACATTGGATGATCCCAGTTTCAATGAAAAAATCGCATTACGTAAAGAATTCAATGATACAAAATATGACGGTAAAATCCGCGATATTAAAACATTCTCCAACAAATTATGTAATACCGATTTTGAATTATCATCACATCAATTGTTTGTCAAAAATTTCTTATCACTCAACACACCCTATAATAGTTTATTATTATATCACGGGTTAGGTACAGGTAAAACATGTAGTGCAATTGGTATTGCCGAAGAAATGCGTTCCTATATGAAACAAGTAGGCGTTACTCATAAAATACTTATAATAGCCTCTCCTAACGTACAAAACAATTTCCGTACCCAATTTTTTGATGAAACCAAATTAAAACAAGAGAACGGGTTATGGAGTTTAAATACCTGTATTGGCGAAGCATTATTAAGAGAAATTAACCCAACAAATCTTACCGATATTCCGAAAGAAAAGGTGATTTCTCAAATGAATGCAATTATGAATAATTATTATTCTTTCATGGGTTATACTGAATTTGCCAATTATATTGAAAGACACACGAATGTTCCAGAAGATTCCGGGGTAGATCCCGTAAAAATGCGCATTAAAAAAATACAAAAAGTATTCAATAATAGATTAGTCATTATTGATGAAGTACATAATATTCGTAATACCGATGATAACAAAAACAAACGGATCGCTATGTTGTTAATGGACGTAGCCAAACATAGTGATGGGTTACGCTTATTACTATTATCCGCCACCCCCATGTATAACAACTATAAGGAAATCATATGGTTAGTAAATCTCATGAATGCGAATGATAAACGCCCTACGATTAAAGAAGACCA